TTGTTGGTTATCCTATCTGTTTTTAATTTTACATACGACCAATTGTTTACATCGTAATTTTCCATAACATACTTATCGCAATCAACTTCTGACCTAAAATCTCGTGTTTCTCTTTCACGTAAAACATTATGTTCATATAAACTAATTTCGAACTTCAGCATAAAGCACCTCTAAATATTCTATTTTCTTTATCCAACATGTAGGTATGGTTATATACCTACCACCACCATTGTCATCCGGTTCCAATGACCACGAGCCCATAATCACGGTTTTTTTGTCATCTGTTTTGACAAGCCAACCAACATCAACAACCACAGCTAACTCTGATTTGACAATATCCTCCAGGTCCTGCCATCCTGTTTCACCATCAATGGCATCTAACCAGGTTATTCTGACCATAGGCCAGGAAGGATATTTATGATCCTGGGCGCTCGGTGCTTGTTTCTCTTGACTCTTCGTTTTCTCTTTCGCCACGTTTTCTATGTCCTTCTGTTATACAATCAGCTATTTCGTCTTTAGTCTGGAGCCTTACTTCATAATCCTGAAATACGACTATCCAAAATGTAGCTTGACCACCACTAAGAGTTGTGGCGGAGCCCCTTCTAAAGTTTTCAACAGCCTTTCTATAACCCACAGATAATAACTCAAGAATGGTAGATTTAAAAAACAATTTATCTTCTATATCTGTACCATCATGAAAACGAATGTTCCAAACAGGTTTTTCAACCAAATTAGTCACAGGATTTCTAGTTCCTTCGTCTAATTGAAACAAGTCTACTATTTTATCAGCCATCTTTATTCCTTTTGTTTATTCCATACTTGAGCCATATGATCATATGTCTCCTGTACTTTCTCATCTTCCATGGTTGCCTTGATTTTTTGAGTCTTGGCAGCTTCTTCCATGTATTCTCCTATTACTCCTAGCACCACATTCATTGGTGGAGCATAGCCGTAGAGAATTGTTGATTTAACTCTCTCCACAGTAGTAGGGAAATCTTGTTGTTGATCCACAGCGCTACTAATAACGCTGTTTACTTCTTCTTTGAATTTTTCTAGGCTTCTCATTTTTTATCTCAACTCCTCTGTTGTTTGCTTCTTTTACAATTAAATACGACATCTCCTGGCCTGGGCCACGGTGAGAGTCATTAGCCATACAAACCAATGCATCATAGAATTGAGTTTGTATGGCAACACTTTTATACTTTTTAATATTAGGCATCTTTTACTCGGTAAACGATATTTTGATGATTTTTCTCAAAATTAATCATATCTCCTCTCTTCACATCCTTCATCAATACTGGTGAGTTATCTATAAAACCCATGCCTTTGTTTTTATTACCCGCTAGAATAAATACCCACATAGCTTCGCTTTGTTCCCCATCATAGAACCTAACATAAACGTAATTAGGATCTTTGACTGCTTTAGATATTTTTCTATATGACTCGTCCTTATGCTCCTGGCATGCAAAAGCAATATTGTTTTGTTCGTCCTTTGGTATCATCATGTTTCCCTCCTTAATTGACAACATATTCACCTATAGTTTGCCTCTCTAAGACCACTGATCTCATGTGCAATACTTTCCAGTAAGACTCCAATAAATCCTTGCAATCCTTCCTGGGAAGACCTTTCTCTAACATTACAATAATTCTAATAACATCTTCTTTTTGATTATTAAGATCTTGCAAAAGAAATTTTTTAATTTCTTTTTCGTCAAGTTCCATTGACTTCAAATCTTCAATCATTTCAACTTCTGTTTTACTGTCCATCTTTATTCTCCTCTTTTTCTTCTTTATACATAGCAACTTTTAAATGCATGAGAGTAGAAGAAGATGAAGACCATTCACATTGAGTAGGACATTTATCTATCCATTCCAACAACTCTTTTATTACTTTCATATTTTCCATATTTCACTCCTTAAAATATTAAGAACATGTAAATATGCTTTATCACCCAATACGCAATCATCAACTTGATTGGTATCATAAAAAACATAATCATATTCCACATCATGATGTAAAAATATATAAATCCATGGGATATGTCAATAAATATTATAAGAAATTATAAAATCTTTGATAAATATAGCGTTTTTCTTGACAAATTTTCGTTATCATGGCAAAGATTAGTTCTCAACTTCATTTCACTCAGGGCTCTGGATCCGCGTCTGGAGCCCACAAAAAAATGTTTTTAGTAGCGAACTTACCTCCAACTAAAGTATTCATAAAAAAACAATATTTATATGATCATCAAAAAGGACATGGAGAATTTGTAGAGGGTGTTTGGGTTACTTGTAAATCTATCGAAGGTAGAGCCTTATATTTTGAAACGTATTTGCCGGAATATGGTGCTTTATATGATAAGCTGCCTATCAGTGCTTTTGTTTCTGAACCTACTGACCTGGATCTTTCATTAGAAGAGTTGGAGCTCTGGGATGCTTTTAGTTATCACTTAACAGTTATTACAAAATCAAACATAGCAGGCTGTAAAGCCAAATACTTAGCGCCATCAAAAAATTGGTATACAGGTGAATATTTATTTACAATAGATAATTGTCATTCAGACGCTAATACGATGAATAGTGGATACTCTGAAATGCCAGAAGAACATAAATCATTTAATATTTTAGAATTAGACAACAAACATTTCGCAGCTCAACCAAACAATCGTTGTTTATTTTTTGATAAATCTTTAACACCTGCTGAATTAAAAATACCTGATTTTAAAGTGTCAACAATTGAATACAATGTAGAAACAGAAAGTAAATGGACAGCGGGCGATGACACTAATTTTTTTTATGAATTAAAAGAAAATAAATAATTAAGTTTCTTGTTTATATAAAACATCTTCTAAACTAGCAGCTTGAACACAATTGAATGATAGGGTGACATACCCCTCATAGTCCATCAGATCTTCTTGAACCCATTGATAATATTCATTGCATTCCTCATAATTAGGATGAGTTACTTCAGAAGCTACTCTTAAACATTTTTGATCTATGCCTGTGCCTATACACATCCAACCAATTAAAAAATATTTTAACATCATTCTTTCACACTATTGTCGTTTGAATAATCTGCCCACACTTCTTTATACCAATGATCTCGAGCAAATTTAGGTTTATAATTAAAATCTCTTTTAAATTTTTCAACTGCACTATCTACATTTTTATCATAAATATTCTTTTTAAATTTTTTACCATTTACATAATAAAAAACATGATAAACTCTATATAGTTCTGGTCTACCTTTACCTCTACTTAAAATCAATTAGGTTCTCCCATACTTTTTATTCTTAACAACATATTATATGTCCCATTTCTACGGCCAGGAGTCAACAAAGTTCGGAGCTCCAACTTCTCTAAAGATTCATTATCAAAACTTTTAATTTGTTCTCTTGTTGTATCGCTAAAAATATCAGCCAATAAAGAAACCATACCTTTTGATATTAAAGCTACTGAGTCTGCTTTAAAATATACTTTGTTGTCATTTACCATGGGTATCAACCACGTAGCGCTTTGACAGCCTGGGACCTCGAACTCAGTTAGACGTTCCTCTTCTTTTATACCTTGAGATCGTTTACCAAAGTCCATTAACCAGGTGTATCGCTCTAACATTTCTAGCTGCGATAGCACATCAACGTATTCTTGTAGTCTTTCTTCTATAATCGACATTTTATGTTTTTATCCCGGGTACAATCATACTAGACACTTGTTTAAAGCCCGCTCACGGTCAAATATGAGCTACTTTTTTTCCTTATTTTTCGGGAAATCTACAACATTGTCCACAATTTTAATTTTTGCGTTAAAAGCAATAGAAATCCTTTTTTTATGCTTATTTGGGTTGGGCACCACATCATGTAATAGATAGGGAGGAAACATTAACAAGTCTCCGTCAGCCGGACTATGACCAATCATGTTTGCATATGGCATGCCAGGGTTAATCATACGATACATTTGTTCATGAGTCGCAAATCTTATTACACCCGTATCTTTACCTTGAACATAGTACACACCTGACACGTCACAATCTGCCATGTAATGACTATGAAACATGTTCGCACCTCCATAATCATTTACATTGGTCCAATACTGTATTTCTGCATCTGTTCTTTTTCTTGGTAAATAATGATCACACCATGTTGACAACATAAATCCAATTGCTTTCATTAACTCATTTTCACATTTGTATTTAAAACCACTTCGCCAACACCCAGGATTACTACCCATCATACCTTTGGGATCATCTTTCATTTGTTGTTCTATTTCTGTAATTAATAAATTATTTAAATTTTCATAATTACCCCATCGTTTATGAAACAATCTTGTGTCCTGGATGGGTATTTTAGCTACTATTTCTTTCGTCTTTTCCATCTTGCTGATCTTATTCTCCTTTTCTTTGATCCTATCTTTCTTCTACCTTTTCTTTTAGCAAGCCCTACTTTTGCCATTAAACTCCACAAAGACCCTCACACTCGTCTGCAAATTCTTCGTCAAAAGTTTCACCAAATAATGAAGGTGATTTAGTAGGCTCTAAAAAATTAATTTCTCCTAATGGCTTGGCTGATTTATGTAAATATAATTTTGCCTCAGAGTTCTTCAAACCATTTCTAATTAAATTATCTACCTCTACAGCATCAGCAAAATCTTCTGGATAATTTTTTTGCATATTTTTCCATTGATCATTGTGGTGATAAGGGCAACCAATACAACTAGATTTACCTGGCATTGGATGTTTTTTAATATCACGATACCATTGTAAACAATCCATTCTAGACATTTTCATTTCAATTAAAGGCCATCTTGATGTAAGCCAAGGTAATCTAGCATTTTTCATACGCATTGCCTCGTCTGTCGATATACCTATCCATTGTTCTACGATCATATCTTTTTTTACTCTATGTCTTGGTTTGATACCTAATAGTTCTCTTATTTTTTTCTGTATGGGAATGACTTTGTAATCGTGGGTACACTGACGATACAGCATACCCACTCTTCCCGCTGGACCTTTTGCAAACAAAGGAGGATTGGGAACACGCCCAGCGAAACTTTTTTCTTCTTCTCTAGATCCTGGTTCAGGATTAGCTGCTTTAATTAAATCTTCTCTAATGCTACTACGCTCCACAGTAATCAAAGGACAAATAGTTATGGCTTTTCTTAAATATTCTACATGTTCATAAACGAATTTGGGCTCCCAACCAGTATCTGCAAATATCATGTAATCAGGTTTATGCTTTGTCATTCCTTCTTGTGCCATCAAAGCCAAACAAGATGATTGAACACCTGCACCCAATGATAAGACACGCATGGTGGGTTCTCTTTTATTGCCTTCTTCGTCAAAATATTCTGGTTCTTTAGTAGCGGCAACAGCTGCCATGTTGTTTAATTTTTTCTTATCTACAGTACTCTTCATTTCTTCAAGAATTTTTCTTCTCTCAAAATTCATTTGTTCTGTGTTGATAGCAAAGTTTTTCTTTACACCATCTTCTCTTCTATCGCCGTCTTTTGATTTACCTTGCTCTCTATATGATTTATTTTTTGTTGTCATTGTCCCCAATTATCTCCTAAATCTATGTCCACTTTTGAAGGAACTTCTAATTCTACACAATTTTCCATAACTTCTTTTACTTTCTTTGCTTGTTCTTCACCAACTACAGAACAATCTAATTCATCGTGAACTTGAATTAACGGCGTTATGTTTAACTCATTATAAACATCTACCATGGCCTTTTTTGTTTGATCAGCAGCAGATCCTTGAATTAATCTATTCAAAGCTTTGTATGTTCCCGCTCTTTTAATTGCATCTCCATACTCTACCTTAGCTTGATTGATTGGTAAAGCCTTATGAACACCCCATTGTTTAGGTTCCCATAGATCAAATCTACATTTTCTACCTAAAAGTGTTCTAATAACACCTTTACTGCTAGCTCTATTCATAACAGCCTCTAACATGCCTTGCATGAAGGGTACCTTGTTTCTAAAGTCTGCTAACATATTCTTTGCTTCTGCTGGTTCTATATCTAATTCTTTCGCCATTTTATTATAACCCATACCATACATAACTCCAAGCCCTATTGTCTTAGCCAATCTTCTCTCTACA